GCCTTTTTTCTGTCTGTAAAGAATTTTGTTGGAGGAGCAATCTTATGACGAGTCAGCGCTCTCAGAGCAATGGGTGAATAGTCAAAAGTTTTTGCTTTGATCTTTTTCATTAGAGACTAATTGGATTAAACGTAGAAGCTTTACGCACTCGAGCAAATTCGTCTTGAACGAGATTATCATAGTCGCTTGAAACTTTAGTACTATCTTCAACTTCAAAGGACTTGATCAATTTACGGTCAGCAGCATGACGCTGAGCGATGCTAGCGATGAGTGACTTACGGGCGTCGAGTTGCATTTTGGTTTGTGGTGTCATATTGTTGCTTACATGGTTATTATAGCATAAAACGCGCAGAAAGTACACAACTTTTTTCATAAAAGTGAAAAAAGGTCCCGGACAGTGTCCCCGTATAGAGAAACCGATCATCTAGAGGCCTCCCGGAGGTCAAAAATGTGAGAATTTACAATGTTTGGGAGGCAAATTCTATGGCCCGGGAGGCCTCCAGTTCCATTGGACGGGATTTGTACCATCCTCCAGTCTCGAGATCTATTTCTTTGCAAAGGGTTGCAACTTCAACTGGGGTAATAGGATAGCCTCGCTTCATTGCATTAGAAGAGATGTTGATCATTATTTTGTACATTTGTGTGTACCATCCAGAATGTTGGATATTGCGATAATCAGCCACCATATTTCTATTTACAAAGGGGCAGTCATGATATGACTTCCATGTATATGAAGTATTTGTAAGCGATTCACGCCGGTGTTCTATGACTTTTAAACGTATGTGTTCTGGTAGTTTATCAAGGAATGTCGCCGCGGTCTCTTTAGCAACATAAGGATGTTTTGCCATCAATGCATATGGATCCAACAATGGAGCGTCATGGTGTGAGAATATAAAGCAGTGACTGTTAGGATAGCGAGCAGGCACATAATACATACGAGACAGGTCCTTGGTTTGTGGATCTCCCAATGAGTTGTATTCTGTGTTTAGTGCATACCAAAAATGTTTTATGTTTTCTGCTGGCACTTCGCATGTGAGTGGAAATACAACTCGAAACTTTGGCTTTTCAGGCGTACTGCTTGCAGAAGAATAACAGATGAAACGTGCGTTTTTAAACCCAACTATAGCATCTTCAAATGAACCACTATAGTCATCGACATCAAGTGCTGCCCACCCTCCCCATGAAATTACATTCACATTTTTACGTGTTTCATTTTCAACAAAGCGAGCAGGACTTATTAGCGGAGAGCCAGCGCGGAATTCTCCCTTTTTAGGTTTATACCCTGGTTGCTCGCTTAGTTTATATAACAGTTTTTCAAATGCATCAACACTATCAAATGTCATTTGACGATGAGTCTTATTGTCAAATATTGAAGTAAATATAGTAAGACTGTATTGCATTCGAAGACTATTATAATCTATTCTAAATAGAATGTAAATGATTTTATAAACTACTTAATTTGCCATGATTGCCTGCATGACAAGGAGCACACCATCCTTCTGGTTTAATAAGATCTGGAAGACCTAGTGGATTTGGTCGAGATTCTTTTATTCCAACTTGTTTGTTCATATTTGCTGTATGCACCGCACTCCATGCTGTATAGGCATTAACTCCAAACGCGTCAAGAGTTCCAATCGCAACGACACACAGATCAATTAGTCCGTCAACAACTTCTTCAGCGTCTATTTGTTTACTGGTTGCTGCAATCTTAGTTTCATTAAGCTCTTCTTCAAGAAAACTCAAACGAAACTGTAGAAACTGTCTAAGTTTTTCCGCGTCAAAGTTTTCAACTGCGGCATGCACTCCATACTTTGCATGCATATCATATATGTCTTTTACCCAATTTGTACTCATAATGTATTGTATATATTTGTTTCAATTAAAAAAATCTTCAAGACTTGCAACTGGAATTGCTTTCCAATGAACTGCATCAAGCACTAGTTGTAGCGGATCAGAAAATGTCTTTTCGAAAAGAAGATCACGATCGATCCAACGATCCAATTCAAACTCGGGAGGCAGAGTGTCTAGAAAGCCTATTACGTTTTCACCAGTAGGATTGCCTTTTTTAAGATAGACGTATTTCATCTTGTCACCGCCTTTGATGAGATGATACTTTTGTGTTAACAGCTTTTCTTTTAGCAACGAGTTGTACATAATCGCAGCACGACTATTAATGGGAGTGCCGCTCTTGTACGGAATCTTAGAGCCGTTCGCACTGACTCGTTGACTCCATTTAGCGATGTCAGACACACCACGAGGAAACGCAATCTTTTCAACTGCTTCATAATCAAACTCTTCTCTGAATCGAGCCACTTCATGTTGTATGTCAGATTCATTTTTAGTTACAAGAGTTTTAAATATCTTTTTGAAAGCTTCACGACAGATTTTAGGAGTACTGCTCTTGATAGCTTCGATGCCTTTCATAACAATCTTTGGCTCTGCATATTCAACACCTTCACTGCTAAGAACATTTAGCAGATAGCGTTTCTTAGCTGTAAAGATAGCGACACTGCTAATCTTTTCAACCTTCATAACCATTCGATTTTTATAGGCGTTTGTCTTGATTGCTAGAGAATCGTATGCTGCACGAATTACAGGTTCAAGAGCTTCTTTTCCAAACTTTACAAGAAACGCATGAGGATCTTTGGGTGAACATTGCTTTATGACATCTGAAAGGTTGATGTAGATAGAGTCTGTATCAGAAGCTGTCACACGATCTTTAGGCTTAACATCTTTTAATGCCTTAGACAGATATTCATTTACTGCACGCTCTGCAGTATGAATAGCGAGTTGACCTGCTAGCGTGATGCCTTCAGCTACGTCGATACTAAAATATCTCATATATGGATTTGCGATAGCACCATAGAGACTGTTTAGCAGAATCTTGAGACACATCTGACGATTGTTTGCAAGATCAATTTTGATTTGAAGATCACGATATTGTTTGCTGTTTTTATCAACAAGCTCTGCTTGCTTTTCATAGTCAAGCATGCTCTTTTTTACATCAACACGCTGACCATAGAGTTCTTCGATAATTTCAGGAACGATGCCCTGCTTGTCTCGTCTGAATGCTGCTCCGTTTGCTGCAATAGCAAGATTGTCTTCAGGAGCCCATTCACGATCGCTGTGTAGTATCTTTTCTACTCCGTCGTGTTGCAACTCTGCAACCTTCATGTGCGGCACAATAGTCTCTGGACTCATGTTGTATTGTACGATGAGATTTGGATAGAGACTGTTAAGGTCAAAACTCATAACCCATTCGTGACGACCGACATGAGGATCTTTAACAAATCCTCCAGCATAGTCAGTCTTAAACGAACGAGAGTTCGGAGGAATTGCTATCTTACGACTCGCTAGCTTTCTAAAGATGATGCTGTCCCAGATTGCAACAGTCCCTAATGTATCTCCATAGTTTACGCCACCAAAATATGCAAGTGTAAACACAAGGTTGATAAGACCGAGTTTGGCTTCTAAACGTTCAATAAGTTCAATGTCAACAATGTTATAGTCAATAAATTTTTGATAGTCACGTTCATAAAGTTCAGTAAGTGTGCCATATTCACTATAATCAATCTTGTTTTGTCCAAGTACAACTTCAGCAATAAAATCAAGACGATAAGACTCTTGGGCGCCATAGGTATTTGCTGCAAACTTTTTAAAGAGGTCAAGATAGTCTAATTGCTGAATTCCATATAGGTTGTATAAGAAATTCTCTTTACCTTTAATCATTACAGACTTTTGTTCAACAAAATTCCATGGCGACATCTTTTTTGCAGAGTCTTGACCAAGTACACGAGAGATGCGATTGACGAGATATGGAATATCAAACAAACGAATGTTCCAACCAGTAATTACATCTGGTGTGTTTAGTGTGTCTGACCACCAAGATAAAAAATCTGTCAACAATTCAGATTCGCTATCAAATTGTTTAAATTGTTTTTTCAAATGAGGAATACTTGACTGCGAAGGGTCATAGTTCTTTAAGCCCCAAACAATATAATGATCGAGCCGACTGCTCTTAAGTCCAATTGCTGTTATTTCTTGATCAGCCACCGATGGCTCTGGGAAACCGTTGTCAGACTTACACTCAATGTCAAGAGAAACGACATCAACTTTTTTAGGGTTATACTTAATTTCATTTGGAAATTCTGCCTGAATAAAAGCAGGTATATGACGATCATTTCCATAAATTTTAAAGTTATCAATTCCTTCATAGCTCTTAATAAACGCACGGCAATCAGACATGCTCTCAAACCGCATTGGTTCAAGAGGCAACCCGTCGAGAGACCGCCACTTTGCATTGCTATCCTTACTTTCGAGATACATTACAGGACGAAACCTGTATGTTGTATAAATCTTTTGTCCGTCTTCGTCATATCCCCTGTACAGGAGAGTATTCATCTTTCGCTCGATGCAAGTATAGAATCCATTAATCATGTAAGAGCATTATAACATAAACCGGCAAAGATGTAAACAACAATCTTTGCCGGTTTAATTTTATGTATTAATTTTTATTTATTTGTTTATTACAATTTTGCGAGGTTTCTTCTCTTCTGGAACCTGTTTCTCAAGCGAGATTGATAGGATTCCATTTTGTAGAGAAGCCCCACTCACGACGACATGCTCTGCCAACGTGAAGCGCCGAGTAAATTTACGTGCGCTAATACCCTTGTGGGCATACTCTCTTTCGTCTTTTTCAGACTTTTCACCAGTGATCACTAGCGAATTTTCTACAGTTTCGAT